CCAGTCTGAAGCTTCTTGAGTTGACATACCCATATTATTTTGCCAAGTCATAGGCACTCTTTTAGGTGTCTCGTCAGTTTTGCCCTCCGGTGTATTATAATGTAGAGCGTCATTGTAATATGCTTCTTGAATATCATCTGTTTGCCATAATCCTTTTTTGTCCATTTCATTCATCACTTTATATCCATACTTTGCAGGGTCTACCTCTATTAGGGATAAATTTGCTAGTTCATCTGCAATATATCTGTACTTACCTTGATAAACAGGCATATTTAAATTTAAAACACCTATTGCACAATAATTATCTTGCCAGTTTTTATCTATCCACTTTTTACCTTCATCAAGCGTTTCAGTCGTCTCATTAGGTAACCCAGCAATAAGACTTATATAACCAGCAAAGAAACCATTATTCTTATATGCATAGTCTTTGAATTCTAAAAGACCATCTTTAAGTTTACCTACCTCCATACCTTTACCTATGGCCTTTGCGGCTGGGGGATGTAGAGATTCAATACCATAAAACTGATTCATAAATCCCATCTCAATATATGTATCCCAAGACTTCTTTCTACCTGCAATTAGATCACCTCTTGCATAACCTCCCAGTTTAGGTTGAAATGGTAGTTTCTTCATTACACTAGCAAACCTGACTAATTTTTCGTGATAGTCATTTACTGTTTCATCTGATAACAGGTAGTGTTCGGTTCCCCACCTCTCATAATTTTCTAACATTTCTTTATATAAATCATTTTCATCCCTGCTATGATCTTGTCTAACACCTAGAATAGGATAAGAGCAAAAGGCACACTCAAATATACAGCCTCTAGATAACTCCATAGGCAATACTTCCCAACTTTTTATAAAGTCTCTATCTTGATATGATATTGATAATTCTTTTTTAGGAAATGCTGGGTAATACTTTTGACAATTAATAATCTTTCTTTTACCTACTTTGTAATGTTTTATTTTACTTGGTGTATCATCTTTTAAACATTTTACTAACTCTAACATTCCATATTCACCATACCCATAAACATACCAATCTAAATTATATGGTAATATTTTGTCTATTGATTGAGTACCGCCTATCAAGTGTATATGAGGATAGTTTTGTCTAACCCAATCTACGAATTGCCATAGATATATTGATGATTGTCTGAAGATACTTGATATACATAAGAATAAAGTCTTGCTGTGATATCTAGATTTCCATAGGTCTTTTAGTTCTTCAAAGGTCCAAGAAAATGCATAGTCAACAACTTCTACATCGGCACCATGTTGTCTTAAAAAACTAGCAATCTTATGAGCACCGTGAGTTCTAATCATACCTACATATAGTTCTCTCACTATAGCAGGCTTTTCTAATAACTGTATTAAATTTCCATTATAGTCGTGTACACATTCATCTCCCACAAAATTTTGTGTGCCGCCTATAATTATACCGTGTACATCACTAAGCATTTAATTTATTCACTTTGTATTGTTTAATAAAATGTATTTTTGCTGTATTGTTTTTTCTAGCCGTATGTCTGCCAGCACTAGTAAATGTGATACCATCAACTTCAGGATTTTTCGTTCCATCTTCTTTGGGAAGTTTCTCTATATATCTTTGTACATATTCTCCGATTGCGTCAGTAGTCATTCCTTTAGCATACTCACTATCTTTTGCTGTAAAATCAAATTCTGATAAATTATAATGACTTAAAAGTTCTACCTCATATCTCTTATCAGTTTTTAATGACATATCTGTATAATTAAATTTTTCTGTATCCACTAAATATTCTGCCATCTGCCAAGGAGGAACTGTACCTTTACAAATAACTGCTGTATCATTATCTATAAACCATTTGGTTAACTTATTCTTAGTTAACCCCATATTGTTTGTCCAGTCAACATCAAATCTTTTAATTAATTCCTGTTTATCATATTGACCATTAAGTCCCACTCCCGTTTCTAAAGACGATTGTTGAGATTTCGTAATATCTTTGTTTATAGTATAACCATATTTTTCAGGATCCTTCTCTATCAAAGACATATCATCCATACTCTTAACTAATTTATCATATTTATTACCATAATCAGGCAAGTTTATTGTTAAATATCCCATGGCAGCAAAATTATCTCTCCAATGTTTTTTTAACCAGACAACTCCATCATTAAGAGTGTCTATTGTTTCGTAAGGCAACCCAGCAATAAGACTTATATACCCAGCATAAAAATCACTATTTTTATAAGCATACTCTTTCCATTCTAATAATCCTTCCTTTAATCTACCAGAATCCACACCTTTGCCAATTGACTTAGCAGATGGATGATGTAAAGACTCAACGCCGTAAAAGTGATTCATAAATCCCATTTCAATATATGTATCCCAAGATTTCTTTCTAGCAATCAATATGTCGGCTCTTGCATAACCTCCCATTTTAGGTTTAAATGGTAATTTTTTTATTACTTTAGCATATCTCTCTAACTTTTCGTGATAATCATTTACTGTTTCGTCTGACAATAGATAATGTTCGGTTCCCCACCTCTCGTAATTTTCTAATAGTTCATCATATAGGTTATTCTCATCCCTACTATGGTCATTCCTAACACCTAATATTGGATACGAACAGAAAGCACATTGAAATATACAACCTCTAGACAACTCTAATGGTAATAACTCCCAACTCTTAATAAAATCTCTATCTTCGTATGACATTGATAGATTCTTTTTAGGAAATGCAGGGTAGTCTTTTTGAGCATTGATGACTTTTTTATCACCTACTGATATATGCTTTATTTTACTAGTGGTATTGTCTTTTAGGGCTTTGACTAATTCAAGCATAGCATACTCGCCATACCCAAATATATACCAATCTAGTTTGTAGGGTAATATTTTGTCTAGTGATTGAGTACCACCTAATATGTGAATGTGGGGATAATTTTCTCTTAACCATTCTACGAACATCCATATTGGAGCACCAGAACACTTAAAAACTGTTGATACACAAAAGAAAAGAGTCTTGCTGTGATATCTAGATTTCCATAGGTCTTTTAGTTCTTCAAAGGTCCAAGAAAATGCGAAATCTAAAACCTCAACATCAGCCCCATACTCTCTTAAAAAGGAAGCTATCTTATGAGGGCCGTGTGATCTGGCTATACCAGATTTGTTTTCTCTATCTTTTTGTAATTCTGCTGTATGTACTAAATTATTATAGCGGTCATAAACTACTTCATCGCCTGTAAAGTTTTGTATTCCGCCTATTATGATACCGTGTACATCATCAAGATAAGTCATATTGTCCAAGTTTTGTCTTTATAATATTAATTACTAACTTGGTATATTTAGGGTTGGTGGAAAAGCGATATAAATGAAGAGATAACTCTTCAGCAGATATATTAGGGTTTTCTGCCCTAGCATTTCTTAGTTCTTCATATGCCCATACTTCATTAATAATACGAACATAGTCTCTTACGCTGGCACATTTACTAGGATATACTTTTACACCCCAGCCTGTCCATTCTTTCTTTGTTGCAGGTAACATCCATTTATCTGACTTATCAAAAGTTCTTATACCGAATAGATTATTTGCCTCATTTGCGAATCTAGACTGACCCCAGCCAGACTCTAATATTGCCTGAGCAACAATCATTTCTTTAGGTAATTGATAATCTTCAGATACGGATTTATAAACATGGTCAATACAACTATCTAATGTAGAAACAAATTGCTCATTTGTATCTGAAAAGATATCGGGTTCTTCTAATGCCCCTCGTATATCATCTATGAAATCTTGATCTGGTTTAGGTATCTCTATATTCTCATCACCACAATCTATTTTTGTACAGATAAATTCTTTTTCAGACTCTTTTAATTCATCTGTATCGTTGTAAGACCATTGTAAAAGAAAAAATGTAATAAGTGTTATGATAACAGCAATTACAGCACTAGAAATATTTTGTCTCATATTATTAGTTCTCCCATTAAAATACAAAAAACAATAAAACTAATTGCGATAACTAGTTTATCTAAATCTTGAAATCTCATTCGTGTTCGCCGCCTTTACCTCTAGTAAGAATACCGTTAGGTTTCTTTTGTACTTGTCTAAAATATATTGCTGTTAATACAGTCATTGTAATTAGAAGGGCATGAGCAAGGGCAGATATACCAAAAGCATAAATGCTTTCTACAATATAAATACCGAATACAGCAGACCACATCCAAGCAAGTACTTGCATAGACATAAACTTAACCTGAAAAGGTAAATCTTTTAAGGCGTTCTTTTTGTCGTTCATTATAAGTTCATATTCTTTTTTCATAATATTCTCCTCAATTCTCTTTTTGTTTTCCACGGTTTACATTCATACCAGTATTCTGTTGCCTCATTTTGTGGTCCTTCAAATTGCACATTGGCAATTCTTTTAATTTTAATATGACCTTTAACAAATAGACTCAAGGCAGCCTCATACTCTTTACACTCCTTATTAGGCCCGTTGGTTTTCCTTCTAGGAGTTTTGTGTAAAGCTCTTCTACTATCTAATATGTTGCGGACAAGTTTTCTCTCCGCGGTGTTAAGTTTATCCATGATATAAATTATGCAACTCGACTTAGTTCGAGTCCCATTCGTTGAAACTTATTTCTCCATTTGTAAAATTTTCTATTGTGATTGCCAGTGTCACCTTGAATAGTGATCTGATAGTGGTGTACCATTTCGTGTGCTAAAACATTTATAAAATGTTTCATATTTTGATACTTTGGTGATAGTGTGATTTCGATTATATCTAGATCGTCTGTATCATAACAATATTCGCCAAGAGCCCCTCTTAGTTTTCTTATATTGATGGTAGGCATATCTAGTTTGCCATTGAATATAGCGTAATTCAATATATTAAACATCATAACAGCATTCTTCTTAGTTGTCTTATAAGGTTTCTTGTAGTCAACCCCCTTTAAGACTGTTGCCAATTTCTTATATCTTGCCATTCGTACCCACCTTTCTATGATTCTGTATAACTATTTATAGTATATCATAAAAAGATTGGTACTGCAAGCGTTAATCCTATTGAAAAACTGCGAAATTATACTGGATAAGATGGCTGTTTTTGCATAAAATTATCGTCCCAATGAAAAGCGTCTTTCACTAGATTCGCTGTAAGTCCTTTATAGACTTTATTCAGTTTCTTATTTACGACATTTACTAAAAATTCTGCTTCTTCGGCACATAGACCCTCTAATACTTGAATGAACATAGTCTCTCGTTTGTTTTGAGAAATTGTAGTATCTCCTCCTTTAACAAATCTAAACAATGTTCTAGCTTCTTGCATAAGAGCAGTATGCTCTGTGCCAATAGGGGCGTCATTTGGTGTGTATGGTACATTACCTTTAGGTAAATCCCATTCAACGGCAGGTGAAAATGCACCTTTTAAAACTTGTCTTAATGCCTGACAATCATTTTCTCTTAATACTTTAAGTTTTTTTGATTTATCTTTGGCATTATTTACTTTCAAGCATATTTCGCTCATTAGAGTAACCTGACCTGTGTCAGTCTCAAGTTTCTTTGCCATTAATTTTTTGGTTGTTTCGTTAGGTAACCGAGAGGTACCTAGTATATCATCTGTACTTTGCATTTTTTATCTCCTTAACAGATTAAACTTTCATTTAAGTTTTAAGTTTTCAATAGTATTATTTATAAGAATTAGTCCGTTTCAGGTACAAATTCTATTTCAATCTCTTCTTCTTTATTTAGAATAGGTCTATAATTTAATTCAGTAACCTTTTCCCCATTCTGCAATACTTTTACCGTAGCGATCTTTTCTATTATCTCTTGTATTGGATGTTTTAAATCGTGTTCTCTATATAAAGTTGATTTAATTACTTCAATTAGTATTGCCAAATCAGCAATAAATTCATTCTTTTGCATATCCGAGATATGTTCTTGTAGCACGGTAAGAATATCTATTGCTAAACTTTCTGATAATTGATCAGCAGTCCTCTTATCATTTAATAATTGTATTCGACTAATCTCTTCTTGAGACAGTTCTGGTTTCTTATTAAGATTTTTTAATAATCCCTTTTTAGGAAAATGTATAACTTCACCCATTATCTTTTTTTCTTATCTAATTCTTTTCTTATCCAAGCCTTTGCTTGCCAAGTTGATGGTTTTCTAGACATCAATCTTCTAATTACTTTAAACACAGCCGCATTTGTTTCATTATCATTATCTCTATTGTTATCAACTATAACAAAATTGCTTAGGCCAAATAGTCTTTGAAATTTACCTATGTTTGCCTGAACACCCTTCCAGTTTTTTTCAACAACTGGTTCTGCCACTTTTCTTGCTCTCTTTTCATTTCTTGCTAATGCAACATCTAAACTTGTATTAACAAATACCATAAAATTATCATAACCCACACGATACGAGTCTCTATAATCATTCGCAAGTCTATCATAATCTCTTCCTGTGCCATCTATAACAATACCTAATCTATTTTGAATATGTAAATCCATTTGATTACCTGCTTTTCTTTTAGCAGTACCTCTTAGAGCGTCAAGAATACCACCTTCAATACCTCTTAAATCTAGACTTTGTCCTGCCTTCTTTAGTGAGTTAGTTAGGTAGTTATCACTATTAACTACTTTCATACCCGTACCTGCAAATAATCTTTTTTGAACATATGATTTACCTGAACCAGGACCACCTGCAAGAAAAAATGCCTTGAAGATATATGGGTCATAAACACCCTCGGTTATAAAATCGTCATATGATAGCATACTGCTATTTATAACATTCTATAGCGAGGATGTCATTTATTATAAACCCTAACTTTAAGAATTTGTGTATAGCGCCATCAGTACTATGAGCCCTTATAGGTATGGGTAAATGGTGTTTATCTGTGATAAACTTGTACTTTTTTCGCTTATCCTTAAATGGTATAGAGAAAAAGTTTGATTCTTTGAATGATGGAATCATACGAGGTCTCCCTTAAAGTTTATCTTGCCTTCATTAACAAAATGTTCTTTAAGTTCATTGAACCCTCCAATAAGTTTATCATCAATCATAATTTGAGGAACAGTTCTAACAGGTTTACCTATCTGTTTATGAAACTCCTCAATACCGATCTTTTCTACTTGTACTGTTTCGTATTCTAGGCCAAGAGACTCTAATAGTTTCTTGGCTGAATTACAATACGAGCATACCGGTTGAGTGTACACTTTTATTACCATTACTGTACCTCAACACCGGTTACTGGAGCAGACATATCTAAGACATCATTAACTGCTGTTTGAGCAAGATCGTCAACATCTGCAGCCAACTCAATCTCTCTACTTATTTCATCTTGAATATAAGAAAAGAGCGTGTTAGATTCTGTATGAGACCATCTAAGACCTACATAGATACGATAGTTTTGATCGGCAGTTATAAACACATCTTTTTCAAATTGCTCATAACCTACAACCTTAGTATCTTTAATTAGGTTAACGATAGTACTCTCTACCCTAGAGGCAACTTGTTTATTACCCTCTGCACCGAGTTCGGTAATAAACATCTCTGCCTGTTTATTCATTTGACCTCTCATTTGATCGGCCAAGTCTGCCTTAGCAACTAGCATAGCTTTATCTATTGCCAACTGTAAGTCAGGACTAACAGCGGTACCGACACCGTAAATAAACTGATCAGCATCCCTATTAGTTATGAGACCTTGTTTAACATCATGGTCAAGATACCATTGTGGTACTTCAGTTAATACTTGTTTAACTGATCCCTCCGAGTTAAAAGACGCCTCTTGTTTAATCGAATGAGTACTACCACAAGCAGCCAAGAATAATGACAATGCTGTAGCACCTATTACGAGTTTTGATTTAGAATCCATTTAATACCTCCTTAATGATATTGATTGATTCGTTACCTATTTCGGGATAAAAATACAATAGTATTGCACCCAAAATAAATCCTGTTATAAATTTAACCATTTGTTTCCCTCCTGTTAAATTACATATTTTCTAATGCAAATAAAAAGAATAGTATTAAACCAGTCTCGAACATTTGCATTTTTTGTTCATCTTCCATAGTCCAAGTCTCTACATCATCTGGATTCTCACCAATCTTTTTGGTTTCATCACAGACTCTAGTTTCTTTTTTAGAAACTTCAACACCGTCCTCAATGACAGTCTCGGTATAATATTTACATTCACCATATATAGGTCCCTCATTGTCTAACTGTTCTACAGCACTAACATAATTGGTCAACAATACAGTAACCAATATTAATGTCATAGTAAAATAAAATCTATTTAAGTTCATCTGCCTATATCCTTTATGTTTGATTTACTAATAACTTGATATGCCCCTTTATTATAAGCGGGTGCAACTGTAAAGTTTTGACTCTCTTCTAGACGCCAGTTATTAACTGGTTTAGTACCTGCAACTTTACCCATAGGTTTCTTAGGTGAATGGCGGACCGTACGGGGTTCGAACCCGTGGTCTCCTGATCGACAGTCAGGCGTGATAACCTCTTCACTAACGATCCGTGATTCACCTACTCGGTGACTTTTCAAAAACTTTTCGTGATCTTTGAGAGTTTGTATTCTCTCTTCAGTAAGAGGAATAGGTTTTCTCTTTGATCGTTGATATGTATATATTATAGATCCCATTGTACATTCTGATAAACCCATAGTAACCATTCTATGGGTTCGTGTTGACTGCCGTATGGTGAGATATATAAAATACTCACAATCAATACGGCACTAATTACTAATGATAAAATTATACTACTCATCGTCCTTTGGATCTCTTTTAGCCATTTCAGCGAGTCTTTCTCTCTCTTCTCTAGCCGTGATACCTAATTTATCTTTAACATATTTCTGTGGATTCTTTTGAGACCACGCCTCAATCAAGTTTTCTATATTCTTGACTGTAATTTTATTACCTCTAAATTCTTGAGGATGTGTTTCTCTAAACACTTTTAATTCTTGCAACCATTTAACTTTCTTTGGTTTTGTTTTCTGCTGTGCAAATTCAGCATATAAGTTTTCTTTTATTGAATATATACCCATAATATTAGTTCTCTCCTTTTATTTTCTTTAGCATATCATTATTTTTTATATTTGTCAAGCGTTAATTTAGACACTATAACCAGAGGTTCCTGCCCATGTTAAGTCTGGATTATCTTCTGGTTTATTGGCATTCTCGAATTGATCTACCTTCTTTTGGTATTTGTCAATCTTTCTATCAATTTCGATAAAGAATGATTTATTATTCTTAACTGCCTCTCTAATCTCTTTTAGATCATTTATTACTTCTATTATATCGTTCACTTATTACTCCTTTGTTTGTTGTCTGTTAGTCTATTTAAAGATGTCTTGTCGGCCCGAAGGTTTACCAAGCGTGTATCTCTATATAATAGACTACCCAAGTTCAGTCTCCGATGGCATAGATTTCTTGTCAACTTGGGTGACCTTACTCTCGGTGTTTACGCCATTTGCATTTGTTATGGTTCCATATGCTCTCTCTAATCCTTTCTCGATTAAATCTAAACTATCTTCATTTGCCTGATATCTGATACCCACACCACCTCTGGCAACCCACTTCTCTAGGTTCTTAGGTCTATCATCAATCAATATGTTTGGTATGCCAGTCTTTTTATCAACGGCATAAGATTCTTTTCTTTTGGTTACAATTATATCATTTGGTTTGAAATTGTGTTTTTCTAACCACTTAGTTTTGTATTTCCTAGAGTTCTCTAAATCGTCTCTGAGTGGTGAAGTATTAATATACCAATCACCACCCGTATAAGACTTAACTAAATCAACTAATTTTTTAGCGAAAGGAAAAACTGGTAAGGTCTCGAAGAAGTTTGTACCTTGTAATTCTTTTATTGAAGTATCAAGTGTTATTTCACCTTGATCTTTCCAATGATTTACTTTTCTGAATTCTGCAAGGGCTGAAAAGAAGTCAGCAATCACGCCATCCATATCTACATATATTCTACTTGTCATTTTAATATTATCCCAATCGTTAGTATTGCCCCAATACTTAATGTTATCAACAGTAAAAATGATATCATTAGATGTCACCGAATTCTTCTTTGAACATTTGATAATAAGCGACTACCCCACAATAAGCGAAAAAGGCAGTTAGTGATAATGTTGTGTATAATAATATAGTCATTTAAGTCCTTGTTTTTCTTTGTTTATGTCTTTATTATATACTATTCCAAAGACTAAACAAGCACAAAATGGATTAAGTTTCGTTTAGAATCAATGACTTAGGATTTAATTTAAAGTGTTGCAAAAATACAACACTATTTTAGGGGGTTTTCTGACTGATATTTGCATATAAAGTACGAATCAGCGATGTCTGAGGCGGGTGAATTATATGTGCAATCTAACTCGCTCAGCAAGTCAAATCCAGCGGTTTCTCTAAATGCCTCTATCATACTCTCTTTATTAGAATTGCCCTTTCCTGTTGCATATTTCTTGACTGAGGAGGGGGCTATGAGTTCAAAAGGTATATCTAACTTATAGAATTTATACTTTAACATACCCATATTTTCTGCAATATGAAATGTCTTACCTTTACTGGCAAATGAATAATCTTCTAATTTGACAACTGGATATTGTATCTTTGCGATATGTTTTGGATAGTATGACTGTATAATATCTATAACCCAATCAGCGATATTCTCATAGCGTTGTTGAGCTGATAGATACCCTTTGTGTAGAGTGCCAGTTATATTTGGTCTGAATGTACCTTCGTATTTCTTCTTGTCTGTTAAATAGTAGAAATCTTCAGCGTGTTCTGTTTCTACACATACAGCAGGACAAGATAATGAATAGTCAATACCAATTGATTTAATCGTCATCATTTGAATCGTGAAAAGATATATCGTTTAGATATTCTTCATCAGACTCTTCTCTTTCCCAACCACAAAAAGGACAATAGATAGGAACATAATGTTCTTTGTCCATTTCGTGGTTAATTTTATACTCTGCCGAACAGTTATCGCACTTAAGCATTAGCAGCGATTTCTGTTGGGGCAGGAACAGAAGTGATATCTACAATCTCGCAAGAGCCTGCTGTACAAGCAAGTTCTTGAGTGCCGGTTGTATTATCTTCGGCCTCGTATTTCTTCAACTCTTCAAAATTAACAACCTTAGGCATTAATTTTTTAAGTTCGTCATACTTTTCTTTATCAATATCTTGATAAGGAGCTTGTTGATATGTGTGGTCAGAATGTGGTAAGAAACTTACACCTGATACTTCGTCAAAGTGTTTGTATACCCAGGCGCCAACTTCCATCCATTCAGCGTCTCTTACTGATACTGTACAAGATGGTTTATGTTCACACCAATATCTTTGATATTTGAGCCAAGTTTCTAATTGTTGAATGGCATTATACTCATTTCTAGTTACCGCACCTTTAGGTGAAGCAGTAGGGAATGAGAACACACTAACTGAAGTAGGATTCATTACATCTGGTTCGTGTGGTATGCCTTGATCTTTCATCATCTCAGTTAGAGGGTCTTTATTATCGCCTCGTACAGTTCTTACATAGTATTCAGAATGCCTAGTGTGAATGCCTGAAGCACTATCAACTAATTGACTGACTGTACCAGAAGGTTTAATACAAGTAGTAGCAGCCGATTGAGGTATTTTAAGTTTCTTAGCAAGTTCTTTATTGGTTACAACTGACATTTCTCTCATACTTCTTAGTAATTCTTCGTCTGCCTTAATTGTAAGTTTATTATCCATAATACCTGTGAGTGATACACCGAGTAATCTCTCTTCTTCAGTATTCTGTCTCCATATCTTTCTTAGATATTTGATATCAATTAATGTAGATTGATATGTGCCTAGTGTGGCCGCAACTCTAACTTTTCTTTTTAGGTCATCTGCATTATCTGTAGCACGAATAACAACCTCAGTTAGATTACAGAATTGATATGGCCTTAATATGATTTCTGAGCAAGGATTAGTTCCGAAATCGTGGTCAGGATCTCTACGACCATTCTCAGCAACTTTCTTCTTCGCCGCTTCACGATTAAAGATACCCCTCTCACCTGATTTAGAATCGAATAGTGCTTTCCATTCGTGCATAAACAATCCAATATCAGGTGTTCTAGTATAACAAGCACTATTGTTAGATAATGCTCTTTGTGGATTATTTTGCCACCAGTTTCCCATTTTTGCTTTACGAACACCATCATCTTGAATATTACTTAATGAGATTAGTGCTGATCTTCTTACTCCACCAACGACAACTACTTCACCAATTTTACATACAATATCGTGTGCTTCTAAACAATCTAATTTTCTACCTACAGCGTCTCTAAATGTATTAATAGTGAAGTCAAATAAATTTACTAATGGTTGAGGACCTGAAGCACGACCACCAAATGTTTTGAGTCTTGCACCTGCAGGTCTTACCTTTGATACATCAATCTTAGGAATTTGACCAGAGTACAACATAGCAATTAGTTCTTTATAAGATTTTGCCCATCCTGTTTTACTATCTTCTACCACAATTACTGTATCAGTATGTTCAATAGACTCTGCGATCACAGGTAGTTTGGATACATTATCTCTCTCTACTGAAAATCCTACACCTGTGCCACATAATAGTATGTACATAACTTCGTCAAACGATCTTACATTGTCAATCGGAATATAACTACAATTATAACCAGCAGTATGATCTCTCTCTAAAGCAGGACCAGCAGTCATCAATGCTCTCATAGAAGGCATTACACCTAAAGTTAATACCTCGTTTTCTAACTCTTCTCTATTTGGGATTTTATAATTATGTTTATCTTTAAGGTGTTTTTCCATAAAGTCAAAATATCTACCTACTGTTTCGGGCCATGATTCTCTTTTTTTATCTTCGTCTATGAATCTAGCATATCTAGATTTGTGTATGTATTGCTGATAGCTCGTGGGTAGATGGTTGTCCATAGGGTTATATCCTTTTCCAGTTGTTTATTGATTGAAGGGCCGAGAGTCCCTTTTGCGTGTTATTATATATAAGTCGAGATACCTCACCAACATCTTTTTTGTGAATAACCATGTCGTTAATATCTTTATATTTCAACGATTGTGGAAATATTACCACTTTATAATTTTTGTTCACAGCGTCAATCATTCGGTTGACTATTTGCTCATTACGAGGTTCATTATCAAATATCATTGTGCATTGATCGGCAGGTATTTTAAGTGCGACATCTGCCCCAGCCATAGCAATACAGTTATCTAAGAATAAACTATCAATAGGACCTTCTACAATATTTACAGGTTTGTTTAGATCAAGTCTATCTAGACCATAAATCTTTTCTTTACTTTCATCTAGTTTGATGGTAATATATTTAGGTTCTTCTCTACCAAATGCACGACCTTGAAATGCAAAAAATTTACCTGATCTGTCATAAAATGGTATGATGACTCTAGGGTGATCGTTCTTTGTAGGTAATTTTTTAGGTATAATACTATTGACCCATTTGTAAAACTTATCACAAAAATAAAACTTATCTAAATGTTCTTCAGGTATCTTTCTTCTAGTGATAAAGTCATATGCAGGATGCTCTTCATTTAATTTATCATATCTAATAAGTTTTTTTAATGCATTATTTTCTTCAAACTTTATAGGTTTCTGCTTGAAGTCTGGTACGGCTACAGGTTTACTATCTTTATACCTTTCTAATACATATTCTTTAAATAATCTTTCATCTACAAATTTTATAAAGTTACCTAGTGATTGACCAACACCGCAGTTGTGGCATTTAAAGAATAAATTATTCTTCTTCTCATAAACAAATCCTCTAGATTTGGTTTTAGATTTTTTACTATCGCCACAATGTGGACATCTAAAATTCCAAAGACCAGGTTTCTTTTGTTTGAAGTTTGGTAATCTATTTGATAGTTGATTTAAAAATTTGGTATCTATATAAGACGACATAGATATATTATACAATATTACATCATGGAAGTCAACATATTTGCCATAGGAGTAAAAGATATTCCTAAAGCACAAGCCACGCCTACCATAATCCATTTTGTTTTTTCTAATTGGTGTAATTTATCATTGAAATACTGACGCATTTCTTTTGTTTCATCAGTTATTCTACCGTGTAAAGTCTGTATATCTTCTCTGATGGTCTCTTGTCTATTTTCCATAATAGACTGTATCTCTACATCTGACTCTTCAGCACGGACTATTCTTTCTTCATGTACTGCTAACATAGACTTAATGCCAGATTGAATATCTGTAAGTTTATCTATAGCACTATCAAGTCTACCGTGAATATCTGCGGATGTAGCATTCTGTTCTTTTAAAACAGCTACATCTTGTACTAGTTTTTGTAATTGATCTGACATTATTCTTCCTCTGATTCGTAGTATTCTTTATAAGCAATAATGATTTCTCTTTGAGCAATAATATGTTCTCTCAAGTCGCCATAATTCATAGACAATGCTTTATAACCTTCGTCTGTTAGAGCAAACAACACAGGTTTTTTGCCATCTGAAGTAAGTCTTTCAAAAACTTCTTTGTAGTTATCTTTATTTATAACAATAAATTCTAGATCATTCGTATCCAAAGGTGAAGGTAATTCCAAATTGAGCGGAGTTTTTTTTACACCGACCTTGTATGTTTCTATTTGTTTAACACCAGAGCAACCTACAAGTAATAATATTATAAATGTACTAATCAGCAGTCTCATTTAATTTCCCCTTAATAATTTCTGGACATTGTTTATTGTCTTTATCTTCTTCAGTTATTTCACCGCCTGTTGATATCTCGATACATCTGTTTACATCTGCAACAGCATTGTTTATTGTTTCTGCTGTTCTTTCAGGATTTTGCATTCCCCATTCTGCGATATCATATTTAGCAAACTTCTTTGTAAGTTCTTCATTATCGGCACGAGCAGCGTCTAGTCTTTCTTCTAGTTCTTTTGACTTCTCTATTATAAACTGATACTCCATCTCTTTAACTTCAAGTAGTTCTTGCTGTTCTTGTACAGCAGTTTCTAATTTTTCCTGATTGGCTTTAAGTATGGCATTGTCTGCCTTGAGTTTATACACATAGGCAAACCCACCAGCAGCACCTAGTGCCACTAGCATATATACAATCAGTTTTATTTTGAACACTATTCTACTATCCTTTTGATTCTCATTCTACCCATATCATTCTCTAGTTCTGCCTTTATTTCTTTACATTGAATATAAATGCCTTCTTGTTCCTCACCAATAGAACGGGCAACGACTCTCTTTTGTTTTAAGCAATCAGTCATACCCTCAGTCGGAACATACTCTATTGTAGTTCCATTTTGAATCATAAGCATAGCGAATACTAATTCTACTACCATTAATGCGTTCCGTTCTTTTGCTCTAAATCAATTAATCTTTCTTCGTGAAACTGTATTACCATATCGTTCTTTAAGATCATAGGTATTTCTTCTTCCATCTGACTTTTAAGTTTGTCCACATTACCACCTAGATATTCAACGAGCATAAACAACTCTTGTATCTGTGGCGAAACCATATCGCCTTTAGGCACGCCATCAATAAATTCTGACGCAGCAATTAGGTCTTGTTGCATTAGTTGAAAGTTAGTTTCAATTTTATTTAATCGCTCAATCACCCCAAAGTATGCCATAGTACCTACAGCAACAGCGCCAACAATGGCAAGCAAGTTTCTCATAGGCATTGATATAGATGTATTGTCAGATATTTTCATTATCTATTTCTCCAGTTTTTTAATTCTCTTTTCAAGTTCGTCAATCTTTTTGGTTACATAAGGATACTTTTTTCTCCATGCATCCTCAGGTTGTTGTAACCAGGTCCAACCCCAACGATCAACAAGATAGTCCACGATCATATCAAACTTAGCATATAACCATAGACCTAATCTTGTCGATTTAAAGTATGTTGAAAATGCAAGACCGAATAGCGAACCAACAAGTGCTGTATAAATCCACAGTCTGTCGTCTGCCATTCTTTCAATCATATCCCACATTAGTTCATTTCCTTTTGTTTACATAACTTATAATATGTATTGATATTATGGTCACTAAACGAGTCAAATGAAAATGTTAGTATACCTTTTATTGTACCACCGAACCAGTGTGTCAGCATATAAAAGAAACCTGGTTGATCTTTATAATCACCATTAGAATTAAAATACATAAACTTACCGTTATGTTTAAATCCTAACCATGCAGGTGGTATTCTGGTTACTAAGTCATTATTATTTCTGAAACGATAGTGTTTAAACTTTTGACATTTATTCCACTTACCATTACCTACTCTAGGTGATCCGTATGTATATAAAACTACATCTGGATTATTTAATCTACCTGCAACTAAAGTAGCAAGTGCTGCCCCTAGACTATGACCTGTTATGTATATTTGTTTTTTATCAGTCTCACACTCTTTCATATATTTTACGACATCTTCCCAGACATCATTAAGAGCATATTTAAAACCTCTATGTACTTTACCCTCTAACTTGCCATCTACACTCGTTGATTTCACTTTTTTGATATCTAAATCTGCTTTGATATCTTGCCATTGTGTAGGTTCTGTTCCTCTAAAAACTAATATAAAGTTATTGGTACCATTTAGAGCGTATGCTTGTGTTCCCCCAAAATCAAAAAACCTAACGGTCCAAGATTTAGTGCCGATATGTTCCTTAAATTTAGTTTGATCTTGATAGCATTTCTCGGACAACTGTGCCATGAAGGCTGCAGTTGCCCAAGAATAGTCAGATGATAATTCTTTTAATTTATTATCATCCATTTAATTATTCTCCTTTTACGAGAGTGAAGATACCATATGCTAAACCTGCCCATGCGGCCCATTTAGCGATACCTCCAAATAAAATAACGAAAATGCAAATTGCAATTAGTGTAGCACCATCTAAAGAGGTCCTTTCACTTAATCTTCTTTTAATCCAATTTATCATTTTTTCTCCTTTATTTTTGATTTTTTTCTGTGCGACTTGGCAGTCGGCTTCTCATCAGGGTTGTCTTTATTTTGTTGATGACGGGTCGTTGGTACATAAGTGCCTAAACCATACTGACCTATACCCCTATATGAATACATTAATTCTTTTATTTTTTGAAACTTTGTTTTCTCTGGTTCTACTTCTTCATAAGTTTTTATCTCTTGAACTTTTTGTAAGATTTTTCTACCCAAACCTGATTTCATCCAATCTTTCTTTTTTGTTTTCTTTCTAGGGAATGCTTGACCAGTATCTCCTGAACCGGGAACTGCTGAACCTGTAGCGTTTGCAGGTGCATCCTCTTTCTGCATTTCTTTTGTTTTCTTTTTCATCATTTCTATATATCTTCTATATACGGCAGCCTCTGCCATTTTACCCATTTCCTTTGCTCTTTGTTCCATAGCAACCGCAGCCTGTATTTTATGAGCGTGTTTCTTACCAGAGTTTTTTATTTTATTAACACTCGCTCTTGCCGTCTTTACATCTTTAAATCCTAAACCATGTATTGTACCTTTAGGATTTTCATCTGTATATAAATCTGAATGTTTATCTGATTTGGCAGGTTGACCTTTTTCTCTAGGTATGCGTGGTTCTTCCCATAATGCTCTAGTTTTCACTTCTAATATCCTCCGAAGTTATATAGAGACCTGTACCATTTACCTCCACTGGATATACTTCATAACCTAGTATAGTATCAAAAACAGGAATATCTTTCTTGAAATTTATTTTAGTGCCTTCAGATACGATAACATCACCTTCAACATCATATAGGTCATTTATAATAGTATATGTACCAGCAGTTATAGGTTCATTTATTATTGTTGTTTCAGATATTGTATCAAACTTATATCCTTCGTTTTTTAAATATCTATAAATTTCTTTTTCATAGACATCTGAATTATTATAAGTCTCTTTTAATAAAGCAACAGCAGCGGCAGCATAAGTTCCTAATCTACCACCTAGACCTACTTTCTTTAGTATTCTTTTAAAATTAAATACTAGTCTATGTAATAATGTATAGGATGTTTTCTCTCTACCTATTCTTAGACTTCTTGCTTTTCTTAGTACCTTACCATCTTTATCAATAATGCCATACTTAAAAGCGTCTTGTTTTTCAAAAGGCGTTGTAAGTAGTCTAAGAAAACGATAGGTAACAAATAAATCAATCGCTCTGTTTTCTTTTAATTCTTGCATTAAATATTCTCCAACTCTTGTAATAATACTTTATGCACAGGTAAATCTGTCATATCATTTTCTGGCATAAAATTTAAGAATACTAGAAATGTTTTTAATAACGGCCAGTATTCCTTCTCTACTTTAAAAAATAACATTGTTGTAGCAGCGTCAACACCAAACACATTAGTTAATATAATAATGTGATTGATAATTAATCTAGTTCTCAAGTCTCCAGTTGCAGTATATTTTCTAAATAATCGCTTTATATATTTAAAGCGTTTCATATCATCTAGAAACTCTGCTTGACCTACACACGATGGATTGTCATAGTGCTTGGCCGCAAATAGCATTATATTGCTACTGGTCAATTTCTTAAAGTTCATAACAAAAAAGAGTTTATTATTTTATACTAGCGTATACCTTGTACATTCCAGTAGGAATTTGCTCATATTTAATGGTCATATTAAATTTTTGCAGTTCACCTTCGGTAACATCTTCTGGTTTTTCAGCGCCAGTCTTGCCGTAATGAGGAACTTTTACAACCTCTACCGTATGAGAACCAGATTGACCCTCAGACGCAGGTACTTTAAAGTTAGCACCCATACTAGCAAGTTTGTTATAAATTTGATGAACACCAGCATCTGGATTCATAAATTCTCTTTCTGAAATAGAACCAAGATATGCACCGATTACTTGCATAGACTTTTCTGAACCATCAAAGAAATTAACATCATTTTTATCACCGTAGTGTTGTATGTTGCCTTCGTCAATGTGTTGCTTAAACGATTTCATCTTTTTTATCCTCTTTCTTAGGTTTCTTTTTTTCTTCCATCTTATTAGGATTTACCTCTAAAACTTCAGAAATTACTTCGTCTTTTTTAGGTTCTGATTGCACTTTGTAAGGAACACCACCAGCACCCATTCTGATATTATCAGCCATTAGTTTCTCCTTCTTGAGCAACATCTTCAATTTTTTCATCATTGTAAGTTTGTTCGCTCTGTTCTTTTTCTAATTCAGCCAAAAATAAGTTTACTTGTTGAAGGGCACCTGATAATGCTTTTAAATTATCTTGTGCTTTAATAAGATCAGTATTACCTTTTTGTAATCCTTCAGTTAGTTCTTCTCTTCTTGCCTCTAGTTTTTCTTTTGATATAGACATAATATTTTCCTTTCAATTCAATTATGCAAAAGTCACTCCGTTAGAACCTAAAACGATCCAACTAGAATTAACATAACAAAGTTGTACAGTATCACCAACATCATTAAAAGTAATTGTTGTATTACTTCCTGCGAGTGTTGATGGTGTTAAGGTGACATCGCCACCATCTGTAATCATTGTAATTATTTTAACTTGTCCTACACCACCAGCAGCAAGTGTTATAGCATATGCACCTGTACTTGCGAGTGTGGTTACAGCAGTTGTCAAGTTCACAGCACCTGTTGAAGTTAGTGCCTGTGGTGTACTATCGAATGCCAACCATGTAGGGAAATTGTTGAATAAACTTGAAATGCTTATTTTTTTATTAACTGGTGTACCTGATGGATCATCTATCACATGAAGTAGATCCTCAGCAGCAATTCCAGTTCCTAAATCCGTTAGGGCGGTTATCTTTTTATCAGCCATTATTTTCTCCTATAATTCCAATTTAATGGTAAACTACTCTAGGCATACTACCTAGACCACCGTGAGGGAGTAGCATCCCTCCCTCACAATATATTTATATTACTACGAACCAACTGTTATAGTTCCAGCAGCAGTACCTTGAGCAGCAGATATTGCAACAGCTGAATCAGTTGTTGTACCTGCGTCTTTAATTGTACCACCATTCTTATCGACATTTTGAGCACCAATTGATAACACATCAGTTGCATTAACAGCAGCATTTGTTGCTGTTGCTGAAAATTGAAGTGTATCACTAGTGACCGGTAAAGTACCGTCCATTGTCAATGTTATGCTGGATGATCCGCCTGATCCCGTTTGGTCATTTGAAACAACCATTAGAGGTGAAGCGGTAGCAACGGTTACCTGCTCGTTATAGTGTACGAATACTTTTATTACTGAACCACCTGCACCTGATACCGTTTGACCGACATCGAAGGATACAGCGTCAATAGTAGCATTACCTAAACTTGTAGATAGGTCTCCGATTGCAACTAGAACTTCTGGTGTAGCACTTGTATTGTCGTTTCCGTTATCAGCCGTACCTGCTTGTCTAACCCAACCTGAAGCGTTTGCAAAAACATCTCTCTTCTCGGCAGTAGTTAGATTCTTAGGTTTCGAC